AGGGTGCCTCCGCCCGTGGGGGCGACGGCGTCGTCAAAGATCATGGTGTCCATGAGGTAGCTGGACTTGCGGAAGTCGTCGATGACGCCCGCGAGGATGCGGTCTTGGCTCTGCTTCTGAGCCTCGGAGAGGGAAATGGCCATGGTGGTACTGCTCCTAAGGGGAAGGGTGAGGATGGGGGGTTAGCTCGCGGGCGCGGTGTATTTGGCTGCGAGCGCGGAGCGCAGATCGGTGGCCACTGGGGGCGTCGCGTCTGCGGGTTTGCCGCCACGGGAGAGGTTGGAGAGGTCGGGCTTGGTATGGGTCTGGCTGGGAGACGGGAAGGCTTCGGCGACTTCTGCGAGGGCGGCCTTGACGGCGTCCTCTGAGGCGAGGTCAACGCCAGCGAGCGCGGGGAGGTTGGCGAGGAGCTTGCTCTGCGTGTAGCCGTAGCCCGCGCCAACGAGTTTGGACATCCAGTCCTTTTCCCGGGTGATGCCGGAGAGTTGAGCGTCCTTCTCAGCGAGTTGGCTGGCCAGCGTGCCCTTCTCGGTCTCGATGGCCTTGTGCGCGTCCTGCAGGGCCTGCAGCGCGTCCTGCGCGGCCCGGAGCTCGCGATCGGCCTTGCGCTCGCCGTCCTTGCGGGCGCCTGCGGAGGCGGCGTCGCGCGCCTCGGTGAGTTCGGCCTCGGTGTAGTAGACAATCCCCTCGATGGTGGTCGGCATTGGTAACTTCCTCCCCGATGGAGCGCTTCGGTGGCGAGCGGTGTGGGTGGATGCCGGGCGGCGAAACCGGCGAGGCGCCGCGGGTAGTGGTGTGCGGTGGGTTAGGCTTGCGCGCGCTCGTCGGCGAGCATGTCGGCGACGGCGCGGCGTTGGGCGGCGGGGGTGAGCGAGTCGGGGCGTTGCTGGAGGTAATTGGGCGAGCGCATGAATTGGCGGGTCTGCGCTTCCATCGCGTCCTTGTAGCTCAGGCGGCGGTCACGGAGCATCGCTTCGATGGCCTGCGGGCGGCGGGACTCGATCCCTCGGTAGCGCCAGCGGGGTCCACGGAGGTCCTTGATGGGCATCCCCTCGCGGGCGGCCATGCGCTTGTAGGTCTGCCACTGGCTCCGTGTGGCGAAGCCGTGTTGCGCGGCCCACAGGCGGTCAGGGCCATCGGGCGCCACGTCGCGCTGGTAGGCATACAGGGCCCTGTTGTCGCCCTGCAGCGTCTCTAGCTCGCCAGCGGTGGGGTGAGCGGCGTCGTCAGGGTAGGGCACGGCGATAAGGCGATGAAAACACTGCGGATGGAGTGGTATCTCGCGCGGGCATTCTGGAAAGCGCTGATACTCGGGGGAGGTGCTCCAGCGGTAGCGGAAAAACTTGCCCTCGAACGGCGCGCAGATGAAGCAGAGGGAACCCGTGGTGTTGACTTGGTAGACTTCGATCCCCGCCGCTTCGTGGGCCGATGAGCGCCCTTCGGCTTCCGCGCGCGCCATGCCGGTGCGGGCGGCCATCCGGCCCCACGCGTGGAGGCTCTGGCGTCCGATCTCGCGGCCGGTGCGATCGTACATCGGCACGGTGCCCACGCGGTCGATCTGTCCGGCCACCCACTGCATCCGCTGGGCGTCGATGGCGGCCTCGCGGAGGTTTCTGCCGACTTGCGCGGGCGCGGTGCGGTCCAAGAGGCCCTTGGTGATCTCGCCCGTCTGTAGGCGGCGGAGGTAGTCGTCCACTTGGCGGAGCACGGAGCCCTCGCCGGAGCCGATCGTCCCGAGGTAGACGCCACGCTGGCGGGCGATGTCCCGGGCGATGGCTTCAATGCTGGCCGGATTGAAACGGGCCTGCGCGACGCGGGACTCAGCGATCCCGAGGGAGATGAGCTCTGCCCCCGCTTCCTGCACGCCCTGTGCAGCGATGGCGGCGAGCGCTTCCCCGGTCTGCGCGTCGAGGGTCACGCCCAATCGGGTGAGCGCCTCCACGAGCTGCACCCGCACCACCAGCGACTTTTGCAGATTCCAATCCCCGGCCAACTCGTCCAACGTGGCAAAGACCAGTCGCCCCCGGATCTCGCCATCCATCTCCAGATAGATTTGCGCGAGCGCCTCTGCGACGGGATCAGGCGTGGGGCCGGTGAGGGGGGAGGGCATGGATTACGCTCCCGGGGTGAGGGCGAAATTGGTGGCGATGGCTTCGGCGCGGGCGTCGGCAGCGGCTGCAATCTTGGCGATCTCCTCGGCCAATTGGGCGGCGGTGAGCGATGGGTTGAGCCGGGCGATGGCGGAGTCGGTCGAGCGCAGCCCAGCGGAGACCTCGTTGATCGTGGTCTGCGACGTGATCTGCTGCTCCTCAAGCTCCTCGGGGATCGCGCTGGGCCAGAGGTAGCTGATGGCGCCCACGGGCTCCTCGGACTCCAGCCCATCCATGCGCTCCAGCTCCATCGCGGTGGTGTATGCCCACGTCAGGGCGGGCTCCAGCATCATGCGGCGGTCGGCGACGGAGGATTTGGGCTTGATGAGGGAGAGACGTCGGGCTTCGGCCGATTCGGCGGAGGCCACATCACCGGAGAGGGAGGGAGAGAGGGGAGTAATAAGGTATAATTCCTCACGCAACTTGTCGATCTGGACGGCGCTATCGGCGAGCGCGGCATCCCATGAGGTGGCGGTGATCTCCAACATTCGGACGCCATCCGGGGTGCTGTACTGTAAAAAGCATGAGTCGAGGTTGAGCGATCCGTCGGCGTTGGCGGCGCTGGGATCAACCGTGATGGAGGGGGTTGTTTTCAACCGCAGGGAAAACGAGCGGCGGGCTTGGGTGATGTTGTACTCATGCTGCCAGTCAATGCGCGACTGGGTGTAATCGCTATCGCCCCACCCATCGCCATCTAAGCCCGGGTTGGACACGATGGCGACCGGAAGTTTGGTGAGCCCCTCGTAGAGGTACTCGTCCGGTGGGGCATCGTCGCCATACACGGCGCTCAGCGGGATGCTGGCGGCGCCCACGGTGCCATCGGCGGAGTAGGGATGGGCGGTAGTCGTCTGCAGTACCCCGGGGATCACGCGGCCGCGCTCGTCAGTCAAATGGGCAAAGCGCTCGGCGACGGCGGCGTACTTGTTGTCGGCAATGCGCCGGGATCGCCAGCAGGTGATGGCGGTGGCGTGGGCCGGGTCATCGTCCTGTGCCTCCACCGTCAGCCATTCCCCGTCGCGTGAGCCCCAGAGCTGCAGGGTGGGCCGTCCGGTGCGGCGGTCGATGATCATCCGCCAGCCGCAGTGCCCGGCGTAGGAGCACACGGTGCTCGTCGCCTTGGCCAAGACCGGGATGCGGAGTTGCGTCGTCAAGCGGGAGAGCGCATCCTCTTGCGCGGGGGTGGCGCCATCCGCCACGATGGTGGGATAGCCACTCCACGTCAACTCGACAAGGGATTGGGTGAGAAAGTCCCCGAGGAGGTTGATGGGCCGGTAGGACACGGGGGATTGTCGGCCAGCGGCGTCCAGCATCACGATGGCGTGCTCGCCCGCGTGGATCTTGCGGTTGCGGGCGACGCGGGCGATACGCGCGGCAACGTCGGCGGTATGGGCGGGGTGGTTGGCCATGTCGGTGGGTCCTCGGGGTGGGAGCGGTTAGATCGAGCGGCCAAGCGTAATGACGCGGCCCGGGGCTTTGGAGGTATCGCGGGTGAAGCGGATCTGCCAGAGGAGCGCGCAGGCGTACACAATGGCGTCCACCCGGTCATCGCCCAAGCGCCCGCCGTCGCGCGTGAAGCTGCACAACTCGTCGAGGGTGGCGCCGTTCCATTGGGCGCGGAGGAATCGGCAGAGGCCTTGCTCAAGGCGGGGCACAACGCACTGTGCGCGTTCGTACTTCGAGAGGCCGCCGTGGGGAATAAGGACGGGGCGGCCCACTTGTTGGCTCTGGAGCCACGCCACGAGCATGCGCGCCTCTTTGGTGTCTTCGATCGCTATGCCGCGGAAGGCGCCCTTGTAGGCGGTGCGTGCGGCCCCTGCGGCGAGCTTCAGGCGGGATTGCGACTCGGTGGGGGCCCACTGCCCGCGCTGGAGATCTAATATATAGATGGCGCCCGTGGCGTCGCGTCCGGCAGTGACGATGACGGTGTGGTCGGCGCCTGCGTCTTCGCTGATCGCGGTATCCGCCACCACCCAGCACTCCACGATTTGCGGGGCCTCAGCGACGAGGTCAAACCACGAGCGGTCAAACACGTCGCCTTGTGCGGCCAGTAGTGTGCACAGGAGCTGGCTGCCAAAGTCGATCTCCCCCATCTCCATGCGCGCCTGTTGGAGCGAGGGCAGCGAAAAGCGTTCCGGCCAGAGCGGAGTGGCGCCCTCGGAAAAGTCCACCGCGCACTGCGGGAGCCCGTCGCGGGTCAAGGCGGAGTAGCGGTGCGTCGCGTAGATCGGGCGCTCGTCCACGCCGCGGAGCCCGGAGAGGTGATCGTAGATGTCACCCTGATAGTATGGCGTCCCTACCACCACGATGCGTCCGGTGCGCGGGGTGAGCATCCCGCGCACAATCGCGTCGTAGGTGCAGCGGAGTTCCTCGCGCAGGGCGGGGGTGCGGGAGTTGCGTCGTCCGACCACGTCGTCGAGGATGATCAGGTCAGCGCGTCCGCCCGGGGCGATGGAGTTGATCCCGGCGGCACGCCACGTGGGATGGGCACCGGGGATATCGAGCTTGAGTTGCGTCTCGGTGGACTTACTCAGCTTCGGCACCCCGGGGAAGATGGCCCGATAGGTGGGTGACTCCAACTGCTGGCGGATGCGTCTCGTGTGCAGCACCGCTTGGTCATCGTCCGTGGTCAGCAGCAGGATGCGGATGCCGGGATTGTGCCCGATGCACCACAGCGGGTAGATGCCGCTCAACCACTCACTCTTGGCATGTCCGCGGGGGGCGAGAAGCAGGAGCCGGTCGTACTGCAGGGCGAGGTCGAGCCACGAACGATGAAACTCAGTAGGCGCCATCGCCGCGTCGGTATCGGTGCGGGAGAGCAGCGGCCCCAGTTCGGCGGGGTGCGCGCGGGCATTCTCAACGAGCTGCCGGCGAATCGCCGCGCGCTCTGCGTCGGTGTGCGCGAAGCCAATAAGGCGCTGGAGATCGGAAAAGGTGTAATTGATTGACACTGCGGATATAGCGGTTATACTAAGAACGCACTGCCCTGTGGTGTCCTTCGCATTTTTTCCCGCAGGAAAAAAATGAAGAAAATCGATTGCGAAATGCTGCGCGCGTTCGCGATTGTGCTCGTGTTGACGGGCATCCTCGTGGTCGGCGGAGTCGTTGTCCTGCGTGACAACAGCGTGAGCGGGCGGGAAGTGTGGGGGACATTTGAGAAGGCGATGTTGTTCCTTCTCGCCTATGTGTTCGGGAAACGCGAACCCGTGAAATAGTCGATCAGTCCTGCCCCGTGGCACGGTCTGACAGCGCCCGTAAAATCGGGTCGATGTCGAGATCGATCGCCACGGGGTTGCCGTTTGGTCCTGAGACCTCCACGCGCTGTACGGAATCCAGCCCGAGGAGTTTGGCGCGGCGCTCCATGATCTTCATCAACTGCGCGGTCACCCGGGGATCATCACGGTTGGGCCACAGATCGGCATACAAGGCATCCAGATCGCGGAGTTGCTCGCCGATCCATTCGCTCGCGTCGCGCTTGGTGTCTTCCGCCATCTGTTTGCGCACGGCGTCGAGGTCCTTCGCCACCGTCTCGTGGGAGCATGGGTAGCCATCGGCGGTGAGGAGAGCGGCGAGTTCGCGGAGGCCCGCGGATTTGCGCCCCTCCCGCGTCAGGAGCTCCATGAGGCGCTCGCGGCGGGCGGTGATGGCGGTCTTGATGCTGGGCTTGTCCTGTTGTCGGCGCATATCGTCAGTCACTAAGTGTCAGGCGGTGGGCTGCTCGGGCTGCGGCGGATCGGTGGTGAGGGTCGTTGAGATCCACCCGTCTCGGTTGTAGCGCTCGTCGATCTCGCAGCGAATCGTCAGGGTATAGGTCACCGTCGCCGCGAGGGCTGCGCCGTCCGATGGGCGGTAGTCCACGTGCGGGCCAAATACCGCGCAGTCGGCGCGCTGGTGTAGACCCACAACGTCGTCGCCGGAGAAGTAAAATCGGATATCGATCGGTAGTCCGGTGGCTGCGGCGTGCTCCAGCGCGAACTGATCGACGGGTCGGCGAGTGTCGGTGGTGTAGTACGCCGAGACCGTGTAGGTGGTAGTGCCGTGGGCGATGGCGCGGGTGAGGGCGACGTGGTCCACGTCGTGCCACGAGGCACCTGCGAAGACTTGCAGGCGCATATCGCGGGCGAGTCGTTTATTGGGCATCGGTTGCCTCCATTGCCGCGCAGACCGGCAGGACGATCTCCAGCAGGATGTCGATCGTGCGGTTGCCGCGGGAATCAACACCATGCTCTTCGATGGCATGGCGGCCTATGGGGCGGCGGAGGTAGGCGCCACTCGGGCAGCCCTCCCTATACCATTGATCGGTCAACAGGTGTAAGGCCGCGCGATAGATTTGCGCGCGTTCACACGCCTCACGGGCCTCATCGGACGGCGGGTAGGCGCCCCCGAAGACGGTGGTGGGGGTGTAGTCCTCCTCAACAATCGGGAGGGAGGAAACGAGGGAGGCGGCGAGCGCGTCGGCAAAGGTGGTCATGGTGACTCCAACCCCGTTATACGTCACGGCGGCGGACGGTGGAGCGGGACATCTGCTGTCCCTATGCGCAAAAGGCCTGCCCGGCGTAGAGCGCGGTACCGTCGGTGATGGCGACTTGATCGAGGGCGGTGTGCCCGCTCTCCGGGTGGCGCCACAGGACGCTACACCCCTGCTGCCAGTCTGGCGTGCCCACGAGGTACTCGGGGTCCAGCGCGCAGAGGCAGCCGTTTTCGGCCCAGACGGTCGAGCCAGCCATGTCGGTGTGATGAATAACGCCTAAGCGGTGCGTGTGCCCGGAGATCCCGGAGACGCCTCGCTTATCGAGTTGCCCCTTGGCGGAGTACCCGGAGCGGGAGCGAATCACTTGGCCGTGCTCGATGATCATGCCGTGGTGGCGGTAGAGGGTGTGAGAGTCGATGTACTGCACGCGATAGGCGTCGAGGTGGAGCAGGGCGTGGACTTCCAAGGCGTCGAGGCCGTAGAGTTCACCCGCCTTAGTGAGGAGCGTCTTCGCGATGCGGTCCTCGTGGTTGCCCGCTAAGTAGATGATGTCGGTGGCGGACCCGGCGGCGATCCGCAAGTCGTGAATGATCTGGGTGGTGCGGCTTAGCTCGGCTTGCAAGGCCTTTCCCGTCGCGCGGGCCGGGTCTTTCGCGAAGCGCGAGCAGGCGTAGCAATCGAGGATATCACCGGCGAGAATGAGCGTGTGGGGGCGGAGCCAGCGGCAGAGTTGGAGCGCAACGGAGAGGGCAGCGGGGTCCTCGTAGGGCGCGTGGATATCTGAGAGGATGAGGGTGCGGGTGTAGCCGTCGGGGTGACGGATCGCCATCAGTCCTCCTCGCCTGCGCAGGCAAGCCAAAAATCGTAGGGGTCGGCGTCCTCGCCGGGGAGGTCATCTTCACGCCACTCCGCGGCCTGCAGGCGGTACGTCACGTCGTCGCGGTCCTCGTCGAGGGTGAGGTCTTCGGCGAGCGCGATGATCGTCTCGGCGCACTCGCGGCAGCGGAGCACAACGGAGTAGGCCAGCAGGTCGATGATCTCGTAGGAGGGGTGGATGCACATAGCGGGTGGGTGCGAGGAGAGGGGGTGGGGGCGGTGGGTCAGTCCGCCCCCGGATCAGGAGAACGTCATGGGGAACTCGTGGGTTACACTGCCCGGGTGCCTTAGTTTTCAGTGTAGTCGCTTCTATTAGGTTTGTCTAATCAATCCGAGAGGCGATGAAAAGAATTTGTTTCGTCGAACGAAAATATTTCTCCCGGCCCCGGATCGATCGCGTCAAGGTAGCGGTGTAGCCCGATAAGTCGCCCACGACGCACCGCGTCGTCCTTTGGCGGGGTGGATATCATCTTCTCGGGATCTTTGCGATAGTGGGAAAGCGAGAGGCGTTGCGTCAGCGCAGCGTGCGTCAGGCAGCACCGCGGGTCATCCACCCACTCTGCGAGTGTCTTGGTCTCGCCCCACGCAGTCACCCGGCGGTTGGTGCGCTTGTTGTTGGCCTGTTCCTTGTCGGTGGCCCAACGGCAGTTCTGTGGGGTGTAATCCCCATCGTTGTCAATGCGGTCAATGGAGAGCGCGTCGTCGTAGCCATGCTCGATGGCCCAGCGGTCAAAGGCGTCAAAGTCATCGCGCCACTCAGCGCAGATGGAGATACCGCGTCCGCCGTAGTTGTCATAAGCGGCATTGTTTGGGTTAAGGCAGCGGTCACGCATTCCGCGCCAGATAGCCTTGACGCGTGCACGTCCGGTGAGTGGTGAAGAGGGCATGGTGAGGAGGGACTTGGCGCGGTGGAGTTGGTGGGGTTGCGCTTCCGTCGCCGTTCATTTTCTCACTCACCAAACCGACCGTGCAAATCGTTTTCCTCACGCCGATAGACTTTCTCTCCTCACCTCGCGCAATCTCTCCGCCCATCCTGCCGTCGCGTCTTCCGTAACACCACGCGGTTTTGAAACAAAAAGTTGGCAGTATTTCTTACAAAACCTCCCCGCCAGTTAATCACCCCTCGTCGCGTGGCGCGTCTGCTGCCGATGCGTCGTGTGTAACGTTTATGCCCCCTCTCCCCAGATCATCCCCAGCACCCCCTCCACAATCCGTTCGATCGGCGCCTCTGGATTAGCGCTCTCCACCCCGTCGAGAAACCCCCTGATGCGCCTAGCCAACCCCGGTGTCGACCGCCGTCGCGCCGTCACCTCAACCCACCCGTCGCTGGCCGTCACCAGTACATACCCTCCGTTCACCAGTTCGTCACGGAATAGCTCAGTCATGCCCCCTCCTCTCGTGGGTGATCGCCACCTCAGGCGGCCACCCCTGCGTAATGCGCCACTGCAGCGTCTCGTACCGTTCCACCGCACACCGCGGATCATCCAACCATGCGCTCAGCGCCTTAGTCTCGCCAAAAGCGCAGACCATGTGATTCCTCCGGGTATGGCGGTTTTGTTCAACCGGTCCAGACACGACGCAATTCGCCGGCGAATACGGCCCGTCGCCATCCACCCGGTGAATCGACAGCCCAGCGCCCACTCGCCACCCGTGCGCGTAAGCCCACGCCCCGAACGCCCCCGCGTCGTGCAACCACTCGTCACACACCCGTATTCCTCGTGCGCCATAATGCGTGAATGACGGATCGTGCGGGTTGCCACACCTAGAGCGCATGTTGATCCATACCTGATACAGCGGTGAACCAGATAGACCGTGAATCGGTTTGCGTCCCGACAGCGCCTCGAAGCTCTTCCGCCGCTGGCTTAGTATCGTCCAGTCGCGGCACAGCACCACCCGCCCGCATGGACACCGACACGCCCACCGCTCGTGCCCCTGCTCGTCCAGCACCGGGCCAGAGAGCACCAACAGGCCCCGATACTCAGCGCCCACGCGTACCGTTCCCGCCGTCATCGCCATTCCCCCCACAAGCCAAGTTGCTCTGCTGACACCGGCGCCACCCGCAACGACGGATACGCCTGTTTCCGCGCCCAGTCGGCCAACGCGAGGAGACACAACAGCACATCGCCCTCACAAATGATCCGTTCACCGAGTGCTTCGACATCCTCATCGCCCAGCGCTTTACTCAGAATCGGCTCATGCACCGGCCCGACTAAGGAAAATACGAAATGCCCCGGGTCGTCCTCCACCTCTCTGAGCACGCCCATCGCGTCGCACTCCGGGTCCATGCTGCACAAGCACGCGCCCGCTCGCCCCCAGACCACCCACCGTTGTTGTCCGCCCATGCCATCGACCTCCTCACTCAGTTGTACCGCCATTCGCTCGATCTGTGGGGGAGGAGATTTACGAAGATGCGCGTGGTGGCGTGGGAAGCGAGCAAACGAGTGAAAGTGTGCGGTTTGTGGCCTTGAATGGTTGAGAGCGATGTGCTAACTACACGTGGCCACGGTTGCGATGAATTACATTCCCGCTCACCCGATCGGCCTCTTCGGTGTTTTCGGTCTCATCCGTCCAAAGGGAGTCGTAGATCACACGGTAGACGGCTTCGTAGCACTCAATGGTGCGCAACTCTGGTCTCGTGGCGTAAAAACCTACATACTTTGCTATCTCTGGTTTGAAAATCTGTGTGCACGCCATCTCCTTTCGCTCGTCGCGCATATTCCAATATTTGTTGCGGTAGTTGATCGCCCAACGGCGCAAACCCTCAACGCGCGGCTCAATCGCGATAATCTCTCCGTAGGTCATGTGTGCCTCCTTAGGCGGCGTCAGCGCTCGCGTCCGCCAACCCGTTGTACTTGATCTCCAGTTTCGCTGGAATGCCCATTTGGTACGCGTAGCACGCCACGTCACCACTCAAGCGGTCAAAAATACGCCCCGCATCGCGAGCCCGGCAGGAAATGCTCACCCCGTCGTGCTGGTAGGCCACCACGTCCCACCCGCGCGACTTCCCGCCATCGCGCAGCGTTGCGGTGCGGATGGGCTGCATGCACCGCATCTCCCACGTGGCCATGATGTATGCGGCAAGCGTGCGGGCGGTTGGGGGCTTACTGCCATCACCATCGTGCAGACTCTCTAGCGAGATGGTGCGCTCATAGGCATCACGCCCCTCACCGTTGCTCTCCAGCCCAGCTAAGTAGCGGTTGCGCGTTTCGATGAGGTCACGGATGAGCGGATCGGCAAAGAGCGCGGCCCGCCCATCGGCCGTGATGGAAGCGTATACAGCCAGTGCCTCTGGGGTCTCTCGGCTTCCCCACCCGCTGCCGTGATCTGGTTTAAGCAGCGCGCTTTCCTTCTCGCCAAAAATAATCGAGTAGGTCATTTTCTTGAGCACATCCTTTTGCGCCGGGGTGAGCGTGCGCCATCCCAGCACGCTCCCGAGGTGCTCCCACCACGTGCCACCGATGCAGTGCCGCAATTCCAACCACTCCAGCACCTTGTTCGCCCCCCCGACTTTCGCAAAACACGTCAACTGGGCACAGGAGAGGTCCACCTCCAGCACGCGGGGGAGGAGCAGGCGTCGCAACTCGGATGGAAGCTGGGTGAGGTTGTGCCCGCGCGCGTAGATACGTGGGGTCCGCCGCACCCACGTGTAGACCGGGACGGGGAATAGCGTCGTCTCGGCCAGTTTCACCATGTTCTGGTGCGCCGATGCCGTGAGTTGTCCCGTCCGCGTCGTCTGCCGATGGAGATAGTCGAGGCAATTCTGCACGGCCGCATCCGTATAGGCGTAGAGTTGTGGCGCCTGCCAATTCATGTGATCAAGCCACGCGTTCATATCGCCGGGGAGGTCAACTGAGGCGTTGTGGATCGAGGCCGCCGCGCGCACCTGCTCCCATCGCGCGCGCGCAATCCGCTCGGAGATCTGGCGCCCCGTGAGTACATCCACCAACCCACGCCGCCGCAATTCTCCCGCCGAGACCGGATAGACCGCGCGCGAGATCTCTTGGGGGAGGGACATTTCCACGATTTCCCGGGCGAGATGGGCTTGGTAGTCCGGCAGCGTCATGCGCGTCATAATCCCGCTCATCTGACCCACGCGCTCGATGATGTCGTGGCAATTACGATTACTGTCCCGCGTGGCGCCGGGCCCATCGATTGCGCGTGAAAGCGCATAGGACGAGGCCACGAGCGTATTCCGCTCCGTGCGCGGGGCCGTGAGCATCCAGATGAGCACTTCCCGGTAGGGGGACTCACACAGGCGCGGGTCAATCTCCATGATCGTGGCCCATGTGCCAGCGCTCACGACGGCGCGTGCGCGGTGTTGGGCGTTTTCGAGGGCTAGCAGGGTATCTACGGGTGTCGTCGGCATGTGGGGCTCCCCGGGTATCAGGCCCCCGGGAGGCGCTCGATTGTGCTATTCAGCGGGGGTGTGCGCCAACGCCACGATGGCGTCGATCTCCGCGCGGGAGAGCAGGTATTTATTGGCATTGCGGGCGGAAGCGCGCGGGTGCAGCCATCCCAGCTTGACGTAGCGGCCGATGGTGCGAGGGTGGCAGTCGAGGTAAGTGCAGGCCTCTTTCATTGTGAGCCAGTCTTGTAGGCTAATATCGGTCATGGTGGTGTCCTCTCCGGGCATCAGGCCCCCGGTGGCGCTCCAGCCCTCAGTGGGCATATCGTCTTGGTTGCGGTACCGTTTACTCGGGCGCCGGGCGTAGGGGTCATCGACGATGTAGCCATCCCACGCTTCGGGACCACTTGATACGTTGTGTGCGTGTGCTACTGTGTTCATGTCTCAGACCACCTCGCTTCTCTTTAACGACACTATCATAGCATAAAGCGCGCTCCGTGTCTTGCTTTTTTGAGCGTGATGGGGAATTATTTTCAAAAAAGGGGCGAAAATAGGCCGATTACCTGCCGTAGACTATTGACAAGTTGCGCACCATGCTACACTCGAATGCAATCATGGCATATATAGCATACACAACACGCTATGCGGAGCGGGCTATCAGCCACCACCAGACCTGCGGACTGCCCCGGTTACCCCGCTGGGGAGAGCGCGATCACCCGGTACGAGCCGCGACGTGACGGGCGTTCCCCGGGGTTGGCGCGTAACGTGACGGCACCCGCCCACGAAACCACACAGCACGCACTCACCTACCCACCTATTGCCCGCAGGGCAACGTCCGCAACGGTGGCGAAAAGTGCCCTGCGGGCACCGGGTGGATGGGTGGGTGCGTGCTGATGGGGGAGGCTACCGGGGTGGCGCGAACAGGCGATGGGTGGGCGAATTGCTCGCAGGGGGGTAACCGGTAGTCCGCAGGTCTGGTGGGGGATGATAGCAGCAGAAACGGAACGTCAACGGCTTGCGACGAACCAAAACACGCGAAAACCCCGCGCCAACAAAAGACTCTCCCTCCCCCGTTACGTCGTGCTCCATTCGTTGCGTTCGGGTTGGCGATTTTGAGCACGAAATTTGAAAAACGCCTGCACGACCGGTGCACAATCGGAAAAGTCGGAAAGCGATAGGGCTTGTAGTCTATGCGCGAACAGGCGTGGCCTGCACGACTCGTGCACAATCGGAAAACGACTGGGGGAGTATACATTGTTGGGCATTGCAGTCATTCAGGAAGAGGGGTTAGTCAGGCATTAGGGAATAGGGGCTATCGGTTATATCAGGGAGGAATGGATATGATTGATAAGGGAAAGATCCGTAATGGCATTATCGTGACCGTGGTGTTGGCCATCGGTTTTGCCATTTTAGCCTCCCCGCCGATGCAGCGATGGATGGACGGGAAAATGGACGAGCACTCAGCGCAATGGGACGCTGAGTACAAGGAGATGGCGCAGGTCAGGGAAACAGAAGCTGCGGAGCGGGAGAAAGCCGAGGAGGCCAAGGCGGATGCCGCATACGCCAAACTGGATGCCTACCAGCAGCGCGCGAGCAACTGGCTCTCGATGCACCCGGAGGCTGGGAAATATTTCGACTCGTTCAGAAAGGATGACTGGGCGCGAGGACGGCGCTATAGGGTTGTTGTTGATGCCGGGAGCGGGAACTACGGCGTCGATCTGTTGTTCTATTACGTCGGTCCGGACGTGGTGACCGTGTATCGCAACAAGCCGCGCGAACTGATATGGGGGAATCACGCTGAGTACTGATTTGGCTGGGACCAACCGCGACTCCGAGGAGGGGTGTAATGTCTGATATATCAATGATCACCGCCGCAATGACATCATTGAAGACGGCGATGGATATCGCCAAGATCCTCAAGGAAGCGACAACGACCTTAGAACAGGCGGAGGTGAAGTTCAAACTCGCGGATCTAATGTCGGCGTTGGCGGATGCCAAAATCTGCGTCGCGGAGGCAAAGAACGCACTCGCGGATCGTGATGCTGAGATATCACGCCTGAACGACGCATTTGCACGTAAACACGATCTGGTGTTCATCGGCGATGCCTATTACGAGAAAAATGAATACGGGAAGGCCACTGGGACACCATATTGCCCACACTGCTGGGAGGTATTGCATAGGCTGGTCCACATGCTTGATTTGTCGATGCGCAACGATGTAAGGTTATGCCCAGCGTGTAAGGCTGAAACATTCAATTCCGAACACATTGCCGGGGTAAAGCCGTAGTTTAATGATGAGTCGCATTATTTGGCAGGCGGGCCGGGTGGACAACACCCGGCCCGTCGCGTTGTCACCCGCGCCACCGGTGCCCGAGCAACCGCGTGGCGGGAGAGGCCTTGCGGTGGTCATCGGTGGCATCGAGGTTGGCCATGTGGCTGTAGCGTTGGGTCATGTCGGGGGAGGAGTGACCGAGGAGGTGCTGGAGGTGCGCGGGCGAGCCACCACCTTGGAGATACGCGTGCGCGAAGGTGTGGCGGAAACGGTGCCAATGCACGCCCTCTACGCCCGATTGCCGCTCCCACCGCCGGGTAATCGACTTCATCGCTTCACGGGAGAGTGGGTGCCCATCCTCGGCGATCCACAACGCGTCGGTGTCAGGCTTGGCGGCATCGCGATGGGCGGCCCAGCGGAGCAGTGCACGGCGTACAGGGGCGCTATAGGGCACCGTGCGGCCCTTACCACCCTTTCCCCGCACCACGCTGATAATGCCCGTGTCGAGGCTCACAGCGCCAACAGTGAGGTCTAACAGCTCCGCGAGTCGTAACCCGCAATCAAGCAGCACGACGAGCATGGCGGCATCACGGGCGCCGAGAAAGTCCTTGGGAACGCTGGCGAGCAGGCGGCGGATCTCGTCGTCGCTGAACGGCTCGGGCAGGATCTCGTCCGTTTTGAGGGGCCTGAGCTTGTCGGCGGGCGAGTTGGGGAGCAGTTCCTCAGCGACGAGGAAGCGGAAGTAGACGCGCAGCGAGGCGATAGTGTGGTTGGTGGTGTTGGCGGCCCACCCCTTGGCCTCTCGCCGGGCTTGCACCCAGAGCTTGATCTCAATAGGGGCGAGGCTGGCGACAGGGCGCTCGCCATGGTCGGCGACGAATGGGCGGAGGCGCTCGGCATAATAGCCGATGGAGCGGGGGGTGAGGTTCCGGGCGCGGCAGTCGGCGAGAAACCAGTCGACGGTGGCGCTGATGGTGAGTGATGATGAATACATGGGGTCTGGCCCGTGACGGCTGGCGCACCAGTATCCCCACGAAACGGGTCACCAAACGGCAACGGGAGCCTCGTGTGAGACTCCCGTGAGCACGAATTGATTGGTCGGGGCGAGAGGATTTGAACCTCCGACCCCCAGTACCCCATACTGGTGCGCTACCAAGCTGCGCCACGCCCCGATGACGGGGGCGCCTCCACGAGGGAATACTGCCGATATTCGCGCTCACCCCGCCGGGGAATTGAACCCTAGCGCACCAGTATCGCGGACACTCCTCCTCGGATACTGATGCGCTGAGTGTACCACTCCGGGTCCAACGTGTCAGTAGAGTCACCGCCCCCACCGCCTACCTTATATATATGCGCGCCCACTTCCCGACCTCTCGCAGGACGGGAAGTTTTTTTTGTCCCCAAATATCACTTTCTCCGTCGTCACGAGTAAACCGATTGGATAAATGCCGATGCGTACTCTATAATTGTAAATGTAGGAGATCACTTATGTTATTCACCTCCGAGTGCTCCCAGTGCCACCAATCCCTCCCCGCCGACGCCTTCCCGCGGAACCGTCGCACCTGCCGCCCGTGCCTCGCTGCCCTCGCCCGTGCCCGCCGCCTGCGCGCCCGCATCGCTGAATACAACCACGAGATGTGGGTGGGCATGCACGGCACCGACCCCATGGGCTACGTGCACTCGATCGATGGCCACTTGGTGGACCTCTCGCGTAGCCAGCACCTCCGCCTCCTGCGCGACTGGCGCCTTGACCCACGGAGCGGCGTCTGGTCCCGCACCTGCCCCGTCTGCCGGGCCCACAAGCCCATCGACTGCTACTACGCCTCCCAGCGTCACTCTG